TCTAATTTAGACATGTCAAACGGTAGGAACTTAGAATACTACCTTGACATGACTAAAGATTACAAGCACGATTTTACATTTAAAGTAAAACAGTACGACGGATTCAATGTAGTCGATGATGGTGAATTTCAATTCGGTACTAAAGCAAAGATGGGAGACTTCTTCATATCTCAAGTAAAAGAAGATGCCATGGTTTACGTAGCGCCGAGAACTGGTTATGCACCTTATTCGCTTTGTCACTTAGCAAAGAAGTATAATAAGAAATTGTATTTAGTTATGCCAGCTTCCAAAGAGGCATCAGATCACCAACTAACTGCAATAGAAAATGGCGGAATTCCATTATTTGTAAAAATTCCAGCAATGCCAACAGCAAACATTTGGGCAAAACAATTCGCTGAAAGAATAGGTGCAAAATATCTGCCTTTCGGTTTAAAGCACGAATCGGTAGTGGCAGGCGGAGTTAGAATATTTTACGATAATTTTAAAGACACCGATATTGAAACAATGTGGTCGGTATTTTCTACTGGAGTTTTATCTCGCACTTTACAGATCGCTCTACCAAAAACTAAATTTAATGCAGTTGCGGTGGCAAGAAACGTACAAGACGGAGAACTTGGTCGAGCAAAATTTTATACTCACGATAGACCATTCTTAAAAGCTTCAAGGATAGAGACTCCTTTCGATTCTATACAAACATACGATGCGAAAGGTTGGGAACTCCTAAAGACTCATGGGCAGCAAGGAGACTGGTTTTGGAACGTAGCAGGTAATATGCCCAAACCAACAATAAAACCAAGTGACATGGATTCAAGTCGCGAGTGGGGAGACTTCAAAGATTTTAAGAACTACTACAAAGATTAGTTTTTCTATTAGCCCCTTATTTTTTATATTTATCCTATGAATATACTACTTAAAGCAAACGAAATCGTATTCGAAAGAAACGAAGAAAAGGAGCGTATGTATGGCCCTTTTCAAGAAGGCATGCAAGAAGCAGCCAAGATTGCATCTTTATTATCAAGAAAGGAGATCACTACAGTTGATATGTACAATTGTATGTTAGCCCTAAAGTTATCAAGAGCATCTTATAATTACAAAGAAGACAATTATTTAGATTTAGTTGCGTATATTGCATCACTAAACGACTATCAAAACAATGTACAGAATGAACATTCAAAAGACAAGAAACGTAAAAACACCAAGTAGAGGTACAAGCTTATCAGCAGGTATCGACTTCTACGTACCAGAAGATTTTCAAGAAACGACTATCCACTCAGGAGAATCAGTTCTAATTCCTTCAGGTATCAGAGCTCACGTCCCTCCAGGTTATGCGTTAATTGCATTTAACAAATCAGGAGTTGCGACAAAACAAAACCTTTCAGTAGGAGCTTGCGTAGTAGACGAAGACTACGAAGGAGAAATTCACTTACATTTAATCAATGTAGGAAGATCACATACAACCATTAAACCAGGACAAAAGCTAACTCAGTTTATTTTAATTCCTGTAAGTTATATGGACGTACACGTATTAGAAGAATTGCCAGATAGAAACACTGAGCGTGGAGCTGGTGGATTTGGATCAACAGGGTTATAAAAAAATGATATGAAAAATTTAATAGTTATAGGTCATCCCAATAAAAAAAGTTTCTGCTACAATGGTATCATGAAAACTATCAAAGAAACTTTAAAATCTAATAAAGAGGAAGTGTGCGTAATTGATCTCTATAAAGACAATATAACGTTTGATTTCCCAAAAGATAAAGTTCAAAGATATAAAGACCTTATTACATGGGCTGATAGAATTTATTTTATATCTCCTGTTTGGTGGTTCAGATGCACGCCTGCATTAGAATCGTTCTTCGATCAAATATTCACGCCTGGTTTTGCATATAATTTTAAACCGATAACAAGAGTTTATGGTATACCAAAACCTTTATTAGGTGACAAAAAAGTTAGAACGTATTTAACTCATGGTGCTCCAGCATTACCCGTATTAATTTTATACTTTAATTCAGTTAAATTAAGATTAGTTATGGGTGTTTATTCTTTTGTATTCGGTTGGTTCAAAACAAAAACAAGACAGTTTTGGAGTGTGCCTTTTATTTCTCAAAATGAAAGATTAGTATATTTGGAAAAAGTAAAAGAGGACATTAAAAAAGACTTAACGTTTTTTACAAAATAATAGATGAATAAACAACAAAAGTTAGATAAAACATTTATCAACATCGCAAAAGAAATAGGTTCTTTGTCATACTGCACCAGATCAAAAGTCGGTGCAGTATTGGTGAAGGACGGTAATGTAATAAGTTTTGGGTATAATGGCACACCAGCTGGAATGGACAATGGTTGCGAAGAAAATAATGTTACCAAAGACGAAGTTATTCACGCGGAAATGAATGCCATATTGAAAGCTGCCAAAAGCGGTAACGCCGTCGACGGTAGCACCCTATACTTAAGTTTATCTCCGTGTAAAAATTGTTGTAAATTAATAGTTCAATCAGGTATTAAACGTGTAGTATACTTAGAAGAATACAGAGATTTATCGCCTATTGAATTTTTATCTAAATTTATACAAGTAGAAAAATATGACATATAAAAACGCCACAGTCGCATTCGAATTACTATTCAGCGATATTAACGCCAACGGAGAATCATTCGCTGGTACTAAAGCCAAGTTCAACGTTTCATTTACACTACAAGACGTAAGCAACAAAACTGTTACCACGCCTCAACGTAAGTTCAACGAAGACTACGCTGAATACGAATGGAATTGGTACCTTAAAGGCGATCGTGATGCTAGTGAAATAGCTGAACGCGCTAAGATATGGAAACAGATGATGGTTCCTGGTACTGCAGAAGTAAACTCTAACTATGGTTATTTTTGGAAACTAAATGATCAATTGCAAAGAGCAATCACAGAATTACGATTCAATCCAGAAAGTAGAAGAGCGATCGTAGTACATTATGATATCAACGAATTAGATAGATACAAGTATGATACTCCATGTAATGACGTACTTAATTTCTATATCAAAGACGGTAAATTAGAATTAACTGTATTCGCAAGATCTATAGACTTAGTATACGGTTTCTGTAACGATCAGTACACATTTGCTAAGCTTATGGAAATGGTAGCTTATCAGTTAGAAATTCCAGTAGGAGAAATGCATTGGATGGTAACTAACTTACACATCTATCCAAGACATTACGACATGTTAAAATAAAAGTTATGATAGCAACAAAATTATCGAGAGAGTTCTTAGAAGAGCAATTACTAAAATTGACACCAAAAAGATACAATCAATTTGTGTGGTGGAGAAGGTACGAAGTTAGACAGACCTTATCAGAAAAGTCTCCTTTGCATTCTAAAATAGTTAATGGTGATTACGAACACTCTGATTATTACTATCAAGCGCAAATGGAAAATTATCTCTTGGAAGACAAGATCAAAGACATCAAGTACTTTGAAGATCAGTTAGAGCATAGAAGCTTATTCGGAGCCAGATGGAAGAGACTAATTGACGATTATGAAAAGGATGAGAAAGAAATAATAAGAAAGATGAAGAAGGACTTCAAAGCCACTTTCGGTATAGCTGGTGATGAATTAGAGCTTATTATGGAAGACTTTGACGGTACGACTTTAGATTTATACACCCACGTAAAAGAGCTTACCAGAGAGCGCAGAATGAAAAACTTACAATTAATATGAAAATAGAATTCGCAGACAGTTTTTGGGAAAGCCTAAAAGCATTAAACAGAAGAGACAAGTGGTACAACAGACTTTGGAGAACTGTTAGATACAAAATACCAAATTTTTTAAAGAATGTGTGGTACTTCAGATCAGAGCTTTACGATTTTGAATCTTGGGACTACAGATTCAATCTTAATCTATTTCAAAAGTCTTTAGAAAGCACAGCCGATTATCTTGAAAACTATGGAATAGAAGATGACGAATCTCGCATGAAGAAGGTTGCTAAAATAAGAAGAGCAATTGAGCTGCTTAAACACGATAAAGAAGCTAATTGGATAGAACAAGCAGAAGCTGAATTGGGTGAAATGAAAAATAACGGAGACCCAAGAGAGGATACGCCTGATGAATTTGCTCATAACAGAAAAATAATTAAAAGATCTCAAGAGCTTCAACAAAAAGAGTGGAAAGAGTTGTGGAGAATTATCAAAGGCACCAGATATAAAACTTACGAAGATTGGGACGGTTCTGATATTCGTGGATGGTGGGATTAAAATAAAAAAATATGCAATATATCAAACAAATTTTAACTGTGTTTAGCGTAGGATTAATTCTATTCACTATGTACACTCAGAACGATAAAATTACTGAGCTTAAAACTACAGTTGTAAAACAAGAAAAAGTTATTGACAGTTTACAAACAAAAGTATTTCAAGTGCAAACGTTGAACGGTCAATACGAACTAACGTTAGATCATTTAAAAGAAGTAAATCCAAAAGTTGCACAACAATTTCAAGATTATCTTTTAAGTGAAACAGAGTAGATTAACTTATTGTTAACGAAGTGTTAATATAATCCATAAAATATTTATCAAGGTAACGGAATTCTTTCCGTTGTGTTACGACAATATATGAATATACAATACAAAATAAATACGTATAATTCTCAATATCGATTGCAATTGCGATCTAACTTTTTATCAA